ATCAACTGCTGCAGACCTTAACGAAACATCTTTAGAGCAAGCAATGATTGACATTGCAGCACTAACTGATGAGCGTGGTCTGAAAATTGCAGCTAAAGGAATGAAAATGATTGTTCCTTCTGCATTGCAATTTACTGCTGAAAGATTGATGAAATCTGTAGGTAGAGTGGGAACAGCTGATAATGATATCAATGCAATCAAAAACATGGGGATGGTTCCTCAAGGTTATGTAGTAAATCACTACTTAACTGATACTGATGCATTCTTTATTAAAACAGATGTTCCTAATGGACTAAAACACTTTGTTAGAGCACCAATCAAAACCGCTATGGAAGGCGATTTTGAAACTGGTAACGTTAGATACAAAGCTAGAGAAAGATACAGCTTCGGCTGGTCTGACTGGCGTGGTGTCTTCGGATCACCAGGTGCGTAATAGCAACTAAAACAAATTAATGAGGCGGCCTCAAAACCGCCTCATTTCGTTAATAAAGTAAGAAATTCACAATGAAAAACTTCCGAGTACAGATTCGATATCATGGCTATTATGCTGACTTTAATGTCAGGTGTAAGGATACAGCCATAGATATAGAAAAATCTATCCTTGACAAACTAGGAAAAAATGAGGTAAAGTTCGAGAAAGATGGATTTACTAGTAAGACTGGTAAATGGATAACCTATGAGGAGGTTAGTAATGACCGAAGACCTTTACATTACGAAACGGTCCTTGGAACTAGAGTGGCAAAACGAGCATCTGAAGGACGGGAAGCATAATATTCGGATGATTGAGATTAATAAAAAAATCCAGGATATTATTAAAGAGATCATTGCCAAAGAGTTTGAAGAACAAACGCTTCAAACTAAAATAAACGAGGCCAAGGCCGAAGTTTCGATAGCCACTTAAGCGCTATCAAAAATCATACAAAACCACAGGGATACCTTGCACTAAACGCAAATCTGCGTTATATCTAAATCACTATACAATTATTTAATGAATCTAGACGAGTATAGTCGACGGCCTAGAGACTAGATTCGCAAACTAGGAGGATTATAATTATGGGTACAACTACATTTTCGGGACCAGTAAAAGCTGGAACGATTAGGGAAGGTGCATCAGCTAATGTTGGTACATTAGTATGCGCTCAGTCAGCAGCAATTACAGAAGCTGCCAGTGAAGCAACCACTGGAATAATTATTCCAGCAAACAGTCAAATCATTAATTTTTATGTTTTGATACAAACTGCTTGGGATGGTGGAACTAATACACTTGACGTTGGAGTTTCAGGTAATGCTGATCTATATGTTGATGGTTTACCAGCTACGGTTGTTGGAAATCACAGAGCAACTGCAGCCTATACTGGAACAGAAGCCAATTGGAGAGATGTGGGTACATCCGACATCACTATCTATGTTGATTCTGTTGCAGCGGGTAGCGGTGCTGGTGTTTTGACGGTTCAATACCTTCAAAATAGAAACCTAACTTAATAAAATAATGTGAGCTCCTTCGGGAGCTCACGACTAAGGAGAATAAATGCAAACAGATGTAAAACAAACCATAGCAGTAGCTGCAACAGCACAACTTCAAAAGTATATTAAAACAGTTGCAACTAATATTACTAAAGCCAGAATCATGGCGATTAGTGCACAAGCCAGTGGTGCTGATGCAAGTGTAAAAATTTATAATTCAGTTGCTGGTACAGTAGCGAGTACACTAGTGGCTGAACTTAAATTTGGAGCTGCTGCAAATGAATGGACTCACTTCTATGTTCCGGGTCAAGGTATTTATTGTGATACTGGCATGTATGCGGTTCTATCAAATTGTGATTATTTGACAGTTACTGGAACATTTACATAAGAAGGGAGTAACGTATGGCGAATACTACTTCCGGAACAGCAACGTTCGGCAAGAATTTTTCAATTGATGAAATCGTTGAAGAAGCTTATGAAAGATGTGGAGTTAGAGGAGTTGCTGGTTACCAGTTAAAAACAGCAAGACGATCTTTAAACATTCTTTTTCAAGAATGGTCTAATCGTGGATTACACTTTTGGGAAGTAGCAGAGACTAATGTCACGTTAGTTGCTTCTCAAGCTATATATACTTTATATCGATCGACAGCAGATGGAACCAGTGATGCTGGCGTAACGAATGCTGGGGTTGCTGAAAGTATTTATGGAGTAGAAGACATTCTTCAAATGTCTTATCGAACCAATAGAGGGGCTACCACTCAATCTGATACTCCTTTAACTAAAATTGATAGAGCCAGTTATGCTGCTAATTCAAATAGATTAGCGGAAGGCCAGCCTTCAGAATACTGGGTCCAACGATTTATTGATAAAGTCACAATCACTTTATACATTACCCCAAGTTCTACACAGGCAGGAAATTATATACATTTTTGGTATTTAAATAGAATTCAAGATGCAGGAGATTATTTTAATGCTACAGATGTTCCTTATAATTATATTCCGTCTATGTGTTCAGGTTTAGCTTATTACCTGAGTATGAAATATGCACCGGATAGAACACAAAATTTAAAATTATTATATGAAGACGAATTAGTCAGAGCGGAGGCAGCGGATGGTTCTGCGGCAAGTACCTATATTACGCCGAAGACATACTATCCTAATATTTAATTATGGCACGATATGCACAGGGAAAATATGCACTGGCAGTTTCAGACATTAGTGGACAGTCCTTTCCGTGGAATGAAATGGTTACTCAATGGAATGGTTTATTTGTTCATTATTCTGAATTTGAATCTAAACAACCTCAATTAAATCCTTATCCTCATCAAGCAGATCCAACAGCTTTGGGTAAAGTAAGGGTTCAACAACCTTCTCCAGATGCATTACGTTGGTTAGGATATAATCCTTTTCAAACTTATGCAGCGGCTTCGGGAATTATAAATGTTGAACAAACAGATCATCAAAGAAGTTATGGAGATACGGTAAGATTTAGAGGACCTCCTACGACTGGAGGCACTACAGGAACAGTTGATGATGGTGTATTTGTATTTCAAGATATTCCAACGATAGATGGAATTACAGGAGCTAAAATTTGTTTAGCGGCTGGTTATACAATTAAGCCAGGATATCTTTATGCCAACACTTCTACTCTTAATGGAGGAATTGATGCCAGTACGACAACGGTTCTTTTAGCAAGTGCCACTCAATTTACTGGAGTGGCTACTGGACAGTTTGAACCTACGTCAACCAATCCAGTCGGAACACCAACATGGGGAGTTTTAATTGATACTGAAATTTTAAGTTACACGGGAACGAGTGGAAATTATTTAACAGGAATTACTCGAGGAGCTTTTGGTTCTACAGCAGCTGCTCATCTTACAGGAGCAACGGTTACCCTTTTAAAAACTCCAGCGAATTATTATCACTTTACCGTTAGTACAGATACTGCTACAACTGGAGGGATAAAGTTTGGAGGAGATAGTGTTTCTTCTGGACCTGTAACTTTAAAAGCGATAGGACCGCAAAGCTAATGGCTACATATACACTCTCACAATTAGAATCTGACCTTAGAGATTATACTGAAGTAGATTCAACTATATTCACTGGTGCTGTTCTAAGCAGATTTATAGAAAATGCAGAGACTCGAATTTTAAGAGATGTTAATATAGATGCCGATAGAAAATCTCAAACTGGATCTTTAGTCGTAGGTCAAGAATATATCAACGCTCCTGCTGGGTGCTTAGTAGTACGATCAGTTCAGGTTACCGAAGATGATACTTCTCCCAATACTTTAAAATATTTAGAAAAAAGAGATGTCACCTTTCTTAATGAATATAATAATTATGGGACAGCGGGTACTACTGTAGCCACAGGCAGAGATATTCCTAAATATTATGCTATGTTTGGTGGAGCTACAGGGTTTTCAGATACGACATCTGGCACGATTATGTTTGCTCCGTGCCCCGACAAAACTTATACTTTTCAGGTTAATTATGTAGCTATACCAGGTAGTTTAATTAATAATATTAGTGGAACGTATTTAAGCAAGAATTTTGCGAACGGCCTGCTTTATGCCTCTTTAGTAGAGGCTTTTGGGTATTTAAAAGGCCCTCAAGACATGTTGACATATTACGAGCAACGATATAATAAAGAAGTAGAGAAGTTCGCTATCGAACAAGTAGGTAGAAGACGAAGAGATGATTATGACGATGGAACGATTCGTATAAAAATTGATTCACCTTCACCCTAAAAGGAATAAAAACTATGGCTATAACATCAGCAATTTGTAACAGTTTCAAACAGGAAATTTTAGAGGCTGAACATAATTTTACTGCATCAAGTGGTAATACTTTTAACTTAGCATTGTATGATAGTGATGCGACTTTAAATAAATCTACAACTGTTTATACAACTTCAGAAGAATTAGCGACTACTGGTGGCTATACAGCAAAAGGAAACGCTTTAACAAGTGTAACTCCTGTGTTGGATAGTGATACAGCGGTTTGTGATTTTTCTAATGAAAGTTGGACATCAGCTACTTTTACAGCTAGAGGATTATTACTTTATAATACTACTGCTATTACAGGATTTACAACTAATCGATCAATCTGTGCTATTAATTTTGGTGGAGACAAAACAGTTACTAGTGGCACATTCACGATTGAATTTCCAGCTGCAGCGGCAGCAACCGCAATTATAGCAATAGCA